GCCCTAGCCGCCGCCTCTGCCGCCCTAGCCGCCGCCTCTGCCGCCCTAGCCGCCGCCCAAGCCGCCGCCTCTGCCTCTTTGAGGGCGGTCTCGTCGCCCGACTGGAGGGCCGCCGCGACCTGCTCGACGGCGTCGACGATCGGCTGCCAGTAATCTGGCTTTGGCTCAGGCTGGGCCGGAGCAGCGCTGACGAGCGCCTGGCGCGCCAATCCGATCATGTAACCTGTGCGGATCCGTTCCCACGCCGCGTCGTCGAGGATGCTCCATGCTTTTGCCCTGGTAAGCAGCTCGCCCATGAACCACGGGACGTCGGTCGCTGCGATCCCGTCGTCGAGAACCGGCACCATTTCGGCGAGCCATGCCGGCATTAGCTCGGCCGGACAGTCGCTGGCCGAATTTATGTCGGGTCCGAACGCGGCCAGCGCGCAGACCAGTTCTTTGCCGTTGGTACGACGCCAGTCGCCTTGGATGATGCGCCCTTCGTGATATGCGGCATCGGCTAGCGCGATGCGATCTTGGACCGTGAGCGTTGTCATGCGGCAATTTCCTCCCTTGTTTGGCGAAGTTCGGCGTTGATGCTGTCGATCAGCTGGCGGTGGAGCTGAACCTTGCGATGGATGCAGGTGAGCTTGGCGCGGCGATTGCAGGCCTCGGCATAGGTCTCGCCGTCGCCTTCGCCACCCGCAAATAGCCGATCGCATTTGGCGTTGCTGTGCGTGAGCGCGCTCACGGCCGCCGCCTCAAGCTGGGGCCAGCTGATCCATGGTGCGTCGTCGCGCTCCGGCTCGGCACCACCGTGGAACCCGAAGAAGCGGCCGGTCTCCATCCACCCGGCGATCGCGCACCAGCATTGGAAGTCGATTGTCAAAGCCTCGATATCGGCTCCGGCTCCGATCTTCGCGGGATAGCTTTCGCCGCGCCGGTCGCGCTCGAAGCATGCTGCCTCGATCAGGATCTGCGGATCGATCATCGCCAAGACCTCACGATTCGATTGAAAAAATCGAGTGGGGGTGAGCGGTCGCCACGGACATGGATTGCGGCCCAGTCCTTTGCGGCCATGCGCTGGCGCTCCTCATATTCGTAAGCGAGGCTCGGCGCGGGTTCTTTGGGCGCAGCGGGCACAGCCCGCAGTTTTGCGGTGGAGCGGGCCATCAGGCGGCCTCCGCCAGATCGACGATCGACAGGCCGACGTAGTTGCCGAACTGGTCGAGTTGACCGTCAAGGAAATGGCGGCCGTGCGAGCAGGGGACGAACAGTCCGGCATTCTCTCGCTGAACGGTGACGACCTTGCCCTCACGGATGCAATCGAAGCCGCTGCCAGCGATCAGCCGTGTCCCTTCGCTATCTTCGTCGGCGCGCGCGAACCGGATCATGCGGCCTGCCTTTGCTCGGCTCGCTGGCGCAGGTTGCGCAGCTGTTTGGCCAGGCAGGGCACCCAAATCATTCGCTGCTTGAGTGCGTCGCGCCGCGCGGCCTTGGCCCGCTGGCGTTTGGAAAAATTGCGCGGGTTACGATCGTCAAGCGCGCGGTCGAGGTCGTGGAATTCGCGGGTCTCCTCGCCGGTCAAAGGGGTGCCGTCGATCAGCCGATCAGTTGGAACAACCTTGTTGCCACTGGCGCCATCGCGCATCGGAAAGGACACGGCCACGAAGCCGCGGCCGGCGTTGTCGACACGGCGCCACATGATCCGCACCAGCTCGGTCGGCTGGGGATAGGGCAGGTCGAGATCGATCAGCAGCGCGTAGCTGCCTGGGTAAGGATAGGTCGCGTCCGGTGCGAGCATCTGAGCCTCCGTTGGTTCGGAGGCATCTTATCTGTTCAATAGAATAAACAGTCAAGCCGGTTTGTTCGTTGTCTTCAACACATGGCACGCCGGACGAGCAACACACCTTTTGTTGTGGATAAGTCGCATCGCGCGCGGAGAGAGGGTTAGAATTTGGTCTTGATGTCGGGGAAGCCGCTGAACGGCTTGGCCGTGCACTGGCCGTGCTGGGAGATCGTGCCGTAGCGGGTCTCTTCGATTCGGGTATATCCGCCGGTCTCGCGATTGAGGGTGCGAAAGTGGACGATCTGCCGCGCGCGTTCGTATTCGCTTTGGTGTTCGAGCCAGATGCTCGCCGGCTGGATCTCGGCAATGGGATGGATGGCCTTACAGTCGCCTTCGCACCAGCGCTTGCCAGCCAAATCGACGCGCAGCTCGATCGCGAGTTCGGTCCAGGCGATGGTGGTCTTTCCGTCAGCTCCACCCGGTCCCTGACACGACAGATCGAATTGCTGCGGTTGCGCAGCCGCCGCAGCTGCCAAGGCGAGCGCCGCCCTGATCACAGTCTGCCCCGAACGCGATGGATCGCGGCGATCCGGTCGACCGGCACTTCGAAGGTTTGCTCCGGGTTGAATTGCTTGAGCTCGACAACCCTGGGCGTGCGTCGCACCAGGCGCTTGATCAGCACCATCGTCACCCGTTCGGCAAAATCGAGATCGGGAACGGTCTCTTCTCCGGGCTTAGCTGTCGGGCGGGAGTTCTTGAGCTGAACGATCACGTCATCGCCGACCCGCACCGGCGCGCGTGATGACACAATCGCGCGTTCGCCTGGCTCAAACCGCGGCGCCATCGAATCGCCGACGATCTCGACCGCGTAGGCATCCTTGTCGCCCTCGACCGAGGGAGGCCTGCTCAGATAATCGAGCACGTCCGCCAGGTGCAGCTCGGTCATCTCCACGCCGTCGCTCCACTCACCGCCAAAAGCCGAGCCGAGCAACGGGACCGGCTTCTGCGGCTGCGACCCATGCCACGCGCGAGTGACGTCGTGGGCGGTCATCCCGGCACCCTTGACTTCGGTTCTTACCAAACCGTTATCGTCACCCGGCATTCTGGAATATAATTCGTTCAGGTTAACGCCGATCGCGTCGAGCAGTTTATGCAGCGTCCCCGAGGTCGGGTTGCCGTGCGCACGGATGCCATTGAAGATTGAGCGGTTGATTCCGGCACGCTTCGCCCATTGATTGAGCGACAGGCCCTCGGGCTTCACCGCCATCAGCGCGTCATACATCGCGCTCGTCTCCTTAGCCTCGCTCATGCTGTTGGGATTATCCAACATCGTTACGGCTAGGACAATTGTGGATAAATTAAACAAACGGGCTTGACGTGTTTAATTTGTTGAACGACAAGCGAGCGCATGGACATTCCAAATCATGCCGAGCTGCTCACACTGATCGAGACCTTCTGCCTTCGCCACGACATGGCGGAGACGCGCTTCGGCCGCGATGCAGTCAGCAACCCCAATTTCATTCGCGGTCTTCGCGACGGCGTGTCGCCGACCCTCGACACGCTGACCAAGGTTGGCGACTTCATGGCCGAGAAGGATGCCGCAGCGGCGCTTCGCGCCAAGCTGTCTGTTGAGCCCCCGCCGATCGAGGAAGGAGGAGAGGAACAGCTCCCTTTTTCGCAAGCCCCCGTGAAAGCCACGGGGGCTTCCTTGCCGACCTCTTCGAAGACGCCCGCGCGCCCGCCGCGGTCCGAGGCGAACGGTTCCTCCCGCTGTTCGACGGCGGGTGCGGACGGCCACGGGCCCCCTCACCAGACTTCATGCTCCGGAGCTGACGCATGAACCGCTTCCTGTTCATCTTCATCTTCGCCGCCGTCATCGCCCATGCGTTGATGAGCGCCGTGGCAGGGTCGCTGGTGCCGAGCCATTGGTCCGCGCTCGAGATCCTCGTCTGCATCTTCATCCTCGCACCATGCGCCGCACTGGCGTTGGCCGTGCTCGAGGGTGCGTTCAACGAACCTCCTCCGACCTACACGCGGCGCGACCGCAAGCGGGGTTAGGCCGAGGTGGGGGGGAAGCTCGCAGATCAGGCATTCTTCACCGGGATGGAGCGCGTCGTGCCGATGCGCGAGCTCGACGCGTTCGTGGCAACCGCCGGACCCGGAGACCGCTTCGTCTATGCTGAGGTGCCATTCCTGCGCGGCGGCGAGACCGCAGACCATGCGCGCTCGCTTGCGCAGGAAGGCTACGTCACGACGCACCAGGAGCGCCGTCAGGGCGGTGGGCGCAACTATTTCGTGATGCGCACCCGAAAGCCGGCGGCGACGTCGCGGCGCGGACGTCCGCCGAACAATCTGAGCGAAGAGCTCGACACGATCTTCCGCGCGATCAAGCGCGCTGCGAACCTCAATCAGCCCTGCCCAACGGACAGCGAACTGGCCAAGCTCGCCGGGCTGGCGTCGCGCGATCAAGCCCAGTGGCGGGTGCGCGAGCTGATCCGCAAAGGGCTGATCGAATCGGTGCTCGCCTACGAGAATTGTGTCCCCATGCGTGTGGTGACTATCACCGCCACCGGCAGGACGACGGCGCTCCCGACCAAATGGGCAGCCTTGCAGACCGCCGCCGCCCGGGACGCCGCCGGAGGCGCGCGGTGAAGCGGTTGTTGGCTCTGTTCCGGCGCCACAGCGAGCGCTCACCGGACGACGGCGTTTCATTCGGCCTGCTGACGCTGCTGCGCCGCCGAGGCGCGCTGTGAATGCGCGGCACGACCTTGCCGCGCCTCCGCCGCGCCTTGCAGCAGGTGAGCCGGGCTGGAAGCGGTTTCGTCAGCAGCTGCGCGTGTTTCTCGATCGCGCCGAGCTGGACCGTTGCACGGCCTATGACGTCGAACGCGGCACGGTGACCGTTCAGCGCACCGCGGGCGGGAAACCCTTCATGGATCCGCTGACACGCCTTCCGGCGACCGCGACGCTCACTGGCCTTGTTGAGGTTCAGTGGAAATGAGGGGTCTGGTCATCGACAATTTCGCTGGCGGGGGCGGGGCCTCCACCGGGATCGAGCAGGCGCTCGGCCGGGCGGTCGATATCGCGATCAACCATGACGAGCAGGCGCTCGCCATGCACGAGGCCAACCACCCGGGCACCCGCCATATCCGCAACAATATCTGGCACGTCGATCCCAAGGACGTGACCGAATGCATGCCGGTCGAGCTCGCGTGGTTTTCGCCGGACTGCAAGCATTTCAGTAAGGCCAAGGGCGGCAAGCCGCGCGAGAAGTCGATCCGAGATCTCGCTTGGGTCGTGGTGCTGTGGGCGAAGCGGGTGAAGCCGACGCTGATCCTGCTCGAGAATGTCGAGGAATTCCGCACTTGGGGCCCGCTCGATTTCGACGGGCAGCCGATCAAGGAGCGTGCCGGCGAGACCTTCGAAGAATGGTGCAAGGCCCTTCGATCGCACGGCTACAAGCTGCAATTCAAGGAGCTGCGCGCCTGCGACTATGGCGCGCCGACGATCCGCAAACGCTTCTTCATGATCGCCCGGCGCGACGGTCAGCCGATCGTGTGGCCCGAACCGACGCATGGGCGTCCCGACAGCCCGGAAGTGCTGTCGGGCAAGAGGCTGCCGTGGCGGACTGCGGCCGAGATCATTGACTGGTCGATTCCGTGCCCGTCGATCTTCGAACGCAAGAAGGAGCTGGCCGAAAAGACGCTGCGGCGGATCGCGCACGGCATCGTCAAGTTCGTCCTCGACAATCCCAAGCCGTTCATCGTTCCGCTGACCCATCACGGCAGCGACGGGCGCAGCTACGGCCTCGATCAGCCTCTGCACACTGTGACCGGCGCGCATAGAGGCGAGCTCGCGATCGTTAGTCCGTCGATCGTCGGTTGCGGCGGGCGGCGGGGGCAGAGCCCGCCGGTCGACGTTCAGGGTCCATATCCGACGACGACGGCCAAGGCCGATGCCTGCCTGGTCGCTCCGATCTTCGCGCGCACCGCCCATGGCGAGCGCGACAAGAACGGCAAGAAGCGGGGAAAGGGCTCACATACCGCGCAGGAGCCGTTCCCGACGATCTCGACGTCGCAGGACAGCGCTTTGGTCACCGCCCACATCACCAAGTTTCGGAATGGTGCGACCGGCCACGACATGCGGCTGCCCCTCGCCACCATCACTGCCAATAGTTTCGTCAAGCGTCCCGGCGGCTGCGCGCCGCTTGGCGTGGTCGAGGCCCGCCTGGCTCCGGTCATCAGCTATGCTCAGCAGGGCGGATTGAGCCGCGCTGTCGACGTTCCGCTGCATACGGTCACTGCATCCCCTAAGGACCACAACGTCGTCATCGCGGCGAAACTCGCGCCCCTTCTGATCGGGACCGCATTCAAGAATACGCGCGCGGCTCGCGCCTTCACGATCTGCGAACCGGTTAGGACCCAAACCGCTCAACCGGAATACGCACTGGTCGCCGTTCACTTGGTCCACGTCGGCAACGGCGAGCGAGTAGGTCAGGCTCCGCGCGCGATGGACGCCGACAAGCCGCTGGGCACCGTCGTCGCCGGCGGGACCAAGCATCATGTCGTCCAGGCCTTCATGCAGAAGTTCGCGGACAACGGGAAAGGCTACGGCCCGACCGAACCGCTGCACACCGTCATGGCCGGTGCGCCGCGCCATGCCGTCATTTCCGCCCACCTTGAGCAGGCCAACGGCAGTCCGGAGGGCGAGAAGCCGCTGGCGGGCCGCTCGGCCGAGGATCCGCTGTCGACGAGCGTCGCCAAGGGTTGCACCCAGCGCGTCGTCACGTCGAACCTGGTCAAGCTGCGGGGCACCTGCACCCACGGTCAAGCCGTCGACGAGCCGCTGGCCACGGTCAGCGCGCAAGGCACGCATATCGCGGAGGTCCGCGCCTTCTTGCTCAAATATTACGGCAACGAGAGTGAGGGGCACGACCCTGAACGCCCGCTCGGCACGGTGACCACCAAGGATCGCTTCGGGCTCGTCACGGTGACGATCGAGGGCGAGGAATATGTGATTGTCGACATCGGCATGCGGATGCTGACGCCGCGCGAGCTGTTCAACGCTCAGGGGTTCCCGCCCGATTACATCATCGACCATGACGCGACCGGCAAGCCGACGACCAAGACGTCGCAGGTCGCCCGTTGTGGCAACAGCGTTTGCCCGCCTCTGGCGCGCGCGCTGACCGCGGCCAACGCGCCGAGCCTGCAGCGCGAAGCCGAGCAAGACCCGGTCGAAAGCGAGGCCGCGTGAGCATCGTCGAGTATCGCGGCGGTCCTGTCACGCACCGCTATCTGATGAACAAGAGCCGCGACTGGCTCGCCCGTGCGTACATGGATATGCTTTGCATCTTCGAGCGGCAGAAGCCGATTCCGATGGTGCTCCATTGCCCGAAATGCGGGCGGCAGCACGTCGACGAGGCAGACCCTGCCAGCGGCTGGACCAATCCTCCCCACAAATCACACCTTTGCGACGGTTGCGGCTGCATCTGGCGGCCAGCAGTCGTCCCGACCAACGGCGTGTCGGAAATCGCCACGCGAGGAGCCGAAGATAATTGGTGGCCGCACCCACCGTGTCTGAATTGCCGGCAACCGATGAGTGCGCACGTCAAAGGCGCGCGCTTCCTTCATTGTGATCCTCGCCATGCGAACGGCGATGAGGATTGCACTTATTGTCCCGCCGAGGTCGACGCGTGAGGGCTATCTCGCTTTGGCAGCCTTGGGCTTCAGCCTGGGTCATCGGGGTCAAAGGCCCAGAAACACGTGGTTGGTCGACTCATTATCGCGGCCCGCTTGCTGTTCACGCCGCTGTTCGCTGGACTGCAGACCAGCGGGAGTTCGCCGCGACCGAACACACACTCGGCAGGTTGCCAGAACGCTTGCCCCTTGGTGCGATCGTCGGAGTCGTCGACTTGGTCGATGTCAAACCTACCGACGAAGCAGTCTTCGGTATTTCGCCGGTCGAGAAACTGTACGGCGACTATTCACCTGGGCGTTTCGCGTGGTTCGTCGAGAACTGTCGGCCACTGCCTGAGCCCATTCCGTTTCGCGGCCATCAAAGCTTTTTCGCCATTCCCGATGACCTGCTCCCGGTTGAATTCCGGCCACGGGTGTTACTGTGAGCGCGCGAAGCAGCATCGAATGGACCGACGACACTTGGAACCCTATCCGGGCCGAGCTGACGACCGGTGAGTTCGGAGACGGCCAACGCAAGCTGCTCGGCTGGCATTGCGAGCATGTCAGCGAGGGGTGTCGGCACTGCTACGCGGAGAGCTTCAACCGGAGGCTCGGTACCAAGCTCGATTATAAGCCAGGTCATCGCCAGTCGCTGCGCGTCTTCGTGGACGAGACAATGCTCCTGGCCCCGCTCAAGTGGCGGAAACCGCGCAAGATTTTCGTCTGTTCGATGACCGACCTGTTCGCCGACTTCGTCAGCGACAACATGCTCGACCAGGTTTTTGCGATAATGGCGCTCTCGCCCCAGCACGTGTTTCAGGTGCTGACCAAGCGGCCGGAGCGGTTACGGGCCTACGTCCAAGCGCAGGCCGAGGGTTCGCGCCACGTCGGCGACCATGTCGACATCTGGCAGACAAAAGGCCTGATCCCGGAGGGCGTTGACACCTTCGGAGGTTGGATTGGTTCGCCGGATCGGCCGCGGCCTCTCCCCAACGTCTGGCTGGGCGTCAGCGTCGAGGACCAAGCAGCGGCGGACGAACGCATTCCGCTGCTGCTCGAGACGCCCGCTGCCATGCGTTGGCTCAGCTGTGAGCCGCTGCTTGGGCCGGTTGACCTAGGCTATCTTACGGTCGCCACGCCGACCGGGCCGGAACAGTGGGACTGCCTCGACCGTGACGAAGGGGCGCGTGCGGCGGACGAAGGCGGTTGCGGCGCAATTATCGACTGGGTCGTAGCCGGCGGTGAAAGCGGGCCAAGGGCGCGACCGATGCACCCGGCCTGGGCACGATCGATGCGCGACCAGTGCGCCGCCGCTAGCGTCCCGTTCCTGTTCAAGCAATGGGGCGCGTGGGGCCCGGTAGACCGTGATGCTGGCCATATAATCGCTGACGAGCAGCCGATGGCGCCCATTGGAAAGAAGCGGGCGGGAAGACTGCTCGACGGCGTACAACATGACGGATATCCGGCATGAGCGCGAACCGCTCCACCGCTGTGATGCAGCGTCGCCGGGTCGCTCCGGACAGCCTCGACTATTTTCCGACGCCGCCCTGGGCGACGCGAGCGTTGTGCGAGTTTCTTTCTGATCAGCTGGGGGGGGGCATGCCGCTCGCTAACCTCATCTGCTGGGAGCCTGCTTGTGGCGAGATGCACATGGCGCGGCCGCTGGGACAATACTTCGGCGAGGTGATTGCCACTGACGTTCACCGCTATTCCGATGATCACGACCTGTTCGACTTCACACTGGCCAAGTTCGAGCGTCGCGCCGAGCATGGTGCGCCTGACTTCGTAATTACCAATCCGCCATTCAAGCTGGCCGCTGAGTTCATCGCGTCGGCATCGGTCGTTGCGCGCCGCGGCTTCGCAATGCTGGTGCGCAGCGCCTTCCTCGAGGGTCGTGGGCGTTACGAGACACTGTTTTCGCGCAACGCCCCGAGCTTCGTGCTGCAGTTCGTCGAACGGGTGGCGATGGTCGAGGGGAAACTCGACGGCGATGCCTCCTCCGCAACCGCCTATTGTTGGCTGGTCTGGCTGGAAGGTGAATCCGACACGCGTCTGCGGTGGATTCCGCCATGCCGGGCGCGACTCGAGCAGCCGGGGGATTATCCCGAATATCTGACAGAGCAGCTGCCGCCCGCCGCGGATGGCCTGTTCGCGTCGACCTCCGGACCCGACGACGAGGACGATGACGGGGTCAACGATCTGGAGGCCGCCGTATGATGGGGGGGGGCAGGCCGGTAAGGCTCTATCAGAGCGCGCTGGCCGACGTGCGTTACGCATTCGGGCGGCCGATCCCGTTCCCGTCGCGCAACCTGTTCGACAGCGATGCAGCGTGCCGCGCCGAGCGGCAGCGCCAATGGGACCACCGCGACGCGGTCGAGCGCGACGAGTTACTGAGAGTTCAGCGTCGGCGGGAGCAGCCGAATGGCTAGGCCGCTGATGGGCAGGCGGCCCAAGCGCCGCGATCGGCCTGATAAGCACTGCATGACGCCGGGGTGCGGGGCGGTGCTCGTACACCGCTGGAAATGGCTGTGCGACCCGTGTTTTCGGAGCCTGCCCTTCGCGCGCCGTAAAGCAATCGCCGAGGCATGCCAGGCGCGCGAGCCGCAACGGGTGTTCGGGCTGTGTCGCGACGCGGGGGAATTCCTGGCCGCGCAGCGGGTCAAAGTGGCGGAGAGGGCATGAAGCATCTCTCCACAGATTGGTGGAAACGCGCCGCGCTCGCCGCCGAGCTAGCGACTGATCGCGAGCTCCTCGGCGCGCTGCGCGACCGTCTGGCGGCCCTCTCAGCGCCATGTCCGGCCAATCCGACGGGCGACTGGCAGGCGGCGCGGGCGATCGCCGCGCGAGATCTCGGGATAACGCCGTTCCAGCTGTCGGGGATCCTGCGCGGCCGCTTCCCGGTGAGCGACCAGGTCGCGAGCAAGCTCGGTTATCGGAAAGTCGTTCGTTTTGAGCGTGTGGAGTAGGGCTCGCGATGGGGGATGGGCCGAGCCCGAAGCAGCTGCTTGACGCGGCCGTTGGTTATGCCGCCCGCGGCTGGCCGGTGTTCCCGTGCAATCCGAAAAACAAACAACCCCTGCTTGGCGCTGATAAGGACGAAAATCAGAAGCCGATTCGCGGTACAGGCGGGCTCAAGAAAGCGTCGACCGACCCCGAGCAGATCGCGGCCTGGTGGAAGCGGTTTCCCCATGCACTGATCGGCCTGTGCACCGGCCACCCGACCAAAGGGACTGAGACCGACGCTCAGCCGGCAGGACTGCGCCTGTTCGTGCTCGATTTCGACCCACGCGAGGATCCCGTCACCGGCGAGGTGTGGACACTCGATCGGCTGAAGACCGAAACTGAACAGCAGCTGGGAGGTGCGCTGCCTCAGTCCATGGCGATCCTGACGCCGAGCGACGGGGTTCATCTCTATTTGCTGCAGGGCGACGAAGGTCCGTCGATTACCAATCGCGGCAATTTGCCCGATCACGTCGACGTTCGTGGTCTCGGCGGGTACGTGATCGCTCCGCCGAGCGTGCTCAGCGATGGCCGGCGATATCGCTTCCACCGGCGCGAACCGATGGGCGGAATCGCTCATGCTCCGCAGATGTTGCTCGATGTGCTGCGCGCACCCAAGGGCAAGGCCTCGACCGAGCATCCTCCAGCGCCTCGGCCGAGCGATCACGCTGCCATTTCCGGCCAGGTCGACGATGCCGTGCGCAAGTATGCGCTGGCGGCGTTCGACGAGGAGTGCCGCCTGCTCGCCGGCGCGCCGATGGGCGATCGCAACAATCAGATCAACGCGCGCAGCTTCGCGCTTGGCCAGCTGGTCGGCGCTGGAGCGCTGAGCGAGGCGATGGTGCGCAGCGCCCTGCAGGCTGTCGTTTCCGGGTTCGGCCGGGACTATGAGAAGTCCTGCACATCAATCGACAATGGCCTTGCCGCCGGCATGGCGCAGCCACGCGATCTCAGCGAGATCGCCAACAAATCCCGCCGTCGCGCGGAGCGCGGCGGCTCCGGTCATTCTTCCCGATCTTCTCCCCGCGCCAGCGGCTGCCTTCACCCTCCCACACCCACACCGGAGACCGAAGGACGGCAATCCTCCCATTCGGGAGCCGCTGGCTTTGAAGCTGGTGAAAGGGGGCGTGGGGACGCATTTGAGGGCGATACGGCCGCGTTGACGCGGGCCTGTGCATTCCATCCACTGACCGATCTCGGCAACCTCGAGCGCTTCCTCGACCGCTTCGGCCGCGATTTCCTCTACGTCGAAGCCTGGGGCTGGCTTGCCTGGGACGGGCGGCGCTGGAACCGGGAAATGGCGCTGCCGCTGCTCGCCAAGGCCGCGCAGGCGACCTGCCGCGCGATCCAGGAGGAAGCTGACTTCATTCGCAAGAGCGGCGTTCCGTTCCCCGATCCGCTCGGCGATATCGAGCTCGATCGCGACCACGATGATGAAATGGTCCCGTCGAAAGTCGAGGACGAGCGGAAGAAGCGCCGCAAATACAAATCAGCGATGTGGTACCGGCAGCGCGAGCTGGCCAAGCAAACGCCTGAGCACGACGGCGAGCGGCTCGACAGCATCGTTCAGGTCAAGTCGAACGGCGACATCGTGCTCTATTCGGACAAGCTGGCGGCGTGGGGGCGAACGTCCGAATCGTCAGGCCATATCGCCTGCCTGGGCAAGCCCGACATGGCCGGCGCCCGGGTTGCCGCTATGCCGTCGGAATTCGATGCGGATCCGCTGCTGCTCAACGTGCTCAACGGAACGATCGTGTTCCTCCGACCGGAGCCGGAACGCGGGTTCGATGCTGGCTGGTCGATGCGCGACCACCGGCGCGAGGACAGGATGACCAAGATCTGCGCGGTCGGCCACGACGCCGAGGCGACCTGCCCGCGGTTCGACGCGTTCCTCGAGAAGGTTCAGCCCGACGCCGAGATGCGCGACTTCCTCGACACTTGGGCTGGCTACAACGCGCTCGGCCTCGCCGATGCGCAGAAGATGGCGATCTTCTACGGCGAGGGGTCGAACGGCAAGGGCGTGTGGATCAACACCGTCGCCAACATCCTCGGCGATTATAGCTGGGCGACGGGGATCGAGACGTTCATCGATCAGGGCCGGTACCGCAAGGGATCGGACGCTTCGCCGGATCTCGCCGCGCTCGCCGGGCGGCGCATGGTCTACGCCAACGAGCCGGAGAACGGGTCGAAATTCAGCGACGGCCTGATCAAGGAGCTGACGTCGGACGAACCGAAGGGTGGCGTGCGCGAGCTGATGAAGCCGCCGTTCGAGCTGCAGATCACCTTCAGCAACACGGTCACCGCCAACACCCTGCCAGGGATCGGCACCGACCATGGCATCCAGCGCCGCGTGCAGGTTGTCCCCTGGGCGGTGGTGATCAGCGGCGCCGACGTCGACCCGCGGCTCAAGGACAAGCTCAAGGCCGAAGGTCCGGGCATCCTCAATCGGATGATCGCCGGCGCGGTCCGCTACCTCGCCGAAGGGCTGACGACGCCGCAGGCGATCAAGGATGCGACCGTCGAATATCAGCAGGACAATGATCTGCTCGGCAGGTTCCTCAAGCTGTGCGTGGCGCGTGTGCCCGGCGAAACGGTCGGCGCGCGGCCGTTCCACAAGGTGTTCGCTGCATGGCAGACGTGGGCCGGGTTGCTGCCTCAGACCGGCAAGCCCTGGTCGGAGAAGCATCTCAACGGCGCGCTCCGCAAGAAAGGGCTCAAGCAGCCGAAGAAGTCGAGCAACATGAAGTGGCTCGACATCGCGCTGCGCTTCGACGCCGAGGCCTTCTGCGAAGAGCACGAAGGCCGCCTGCATCCCGTCGATCGCGATCTACCCCAGCCCCGCCGGTTCGTCGGCGAGGAGCCTGCACCATGGGGAATGACGGTCGCCGAAGAGGACGACGACGCTCATCCCCCGGACCCCCAAGTCAGAGCGGAGGATGATGACGACCTGCCGTTCTAACCTCCCACGCTCCCACAGATGGGAGCAAAGCCAAGGCTCGATAATCGGCAGTTTCCCGCCGAAACGGGAGCGTTTGGGAGTTTGGGAGCTTTATCGCGGCCCTTCCCCGTAACGTGTGTGCGCGCACAGGCGCACGGGTGCAGTTCGCATATTCGCTCCCATCATCCCAAATCAAACGGAACCCCTTGAAATGTCTCTAAACAATCCTCCCAAAGGATCCTCCCAATCAAGGGAAGATGAGTTCTGGACCTTTGCTGCGGTTGAAGAGCGATTGATCGAGACGATGTTGCTGTGGCGCCGTTCGCCAGGCAGCGGGCGTTGGCCGTTCGCCGGCGACGCGCCGTGGCAATTGATGACCCGCGCCACCCGGATCGAGGAAGGCGGGTTCAAGGGCCGCGAGCTGCAGCTGCGCATGCAGGCTGAGGACGTCGAGGAAGCCAAGGCCAATGAAGGGCGTGAGCGGTCAGGGCCGCTGACCCGTGAGGATGTGGCGCGGCGCGACGAGACGTCGGACTGGCTGCGCCATGTCCCCGAGGACGATCGCCGCCTGGTCATCCTCGTGCTGGTCCGCCGCGCCGCCGGTGTGAAGCGGATCGACTGGGCACGGATCAAGCGCGAACTGAGCGCAGGGATCGAGCACAAGGGCCTTTACCGGCGCTATTCGCGAGCAATCGCGGGCATTGCCGCTGCCCTGAATTCAGGAAATTCACCAGCATAAGGCGCATGATTGTGCTGGCGGCGAATGGACACTGCCTCGAAATCGGCGGTTTCCTGCCATGCGTGGCCGTCAAGGTGCTTTGTCTCGGCGCACGAAAATAAAGCCTGTTCCCCAAGCACCCTTTGAACCCCCACTAAGTGGATAGGTTGGGGCGAAGCTGATCCCTCCCCGGACTTCATCCCAACCAATTCATTCGAATAGGCGTTGCGAGTGTCACCTCACGCGCCTGTCAGCGCAGCGCGATTGGACCGCAAAGCCCATGCGCCGCGCTCGCCGCTCGGTCATTGATCGGGCCTGCGGGACGGGCTGGTCAGAGTTTCCCCTTTGCTCTGTCCGTCCCGCTATTTAGAACGAGAGCGCACCAGATGGGCCTCAAGGCAATGCCGGCCAGGCTGTCCGCTCCGGCACCAAAGCTGAGGCCAGCACCGAAGCGGGTTGAGCAGTTCTATTCTTCGCCGCAGTGGCGCGCGTTGGTCGCACGCCGCAAGCTCGATCCGGATTACTTCGCTGCCCTTGCAAGACGGCGATCGGGTGAGCGCGTGATCCTCGACCATATTCGAGAGCGCAAGGATGGCGGATCCGACCTCGATCCTCGCAACACCGAGTGGCTCACCTTCTCCGAACACCAAGCGAAGACGGCGAAGGCAAGGGCGCGCCGGGCGCGAGGTCAGGGGGGGGTGTAAAAGTTCAGAAAGGGGGCGGCCGCCTTCACCGCGCCCATAGTCATTCGGAGATTTTTTTCGTGGTTGATGGGAATTCGGACCAGGAAGCTGACCGCGACCTGTTCGGCCAGCCCGTAAAAGCCACGCGGAGGGGCCGGGGAAGACCGGCACACAAAAGGTCTCGCGAGACGGTCAACCGGGTCATCCTCGGCCTGGCGCGAGGCTGGACGGTCGCAGAGGTAGCGCAAAGCATCGGGATCACCATCCCGACGCTGCGCGAGCATTATTCTTCCGAGCTCCGCCGCCGCGCCGCGATGCGCCTGCAGATGGAATCGGTCCAGCTCGGGCGGCTCAACGACCAGGCGGAGAAGGGCAACGTCACCGCCGAAAAGGAGCTGATGAAAGCGCTCGAAAAAGGGCGGATGAAGCAGCTCGCCAACGACGTCGCGCACGGTGCGAACCGCGCACCGAAGAAGGCGAAGCTGGGCAAGAAAGCGGAAGCCGACGAGAAGGCGAAGGGCGTCAGCGGCCGTTACGGCCGCCGCCAGGCGCCACCGCAACCGTCGCTGTTGAACCCATCGGGCAATGCCTGATCCGGTTTGGACGACCGCTTGCCCGGACTGGGAAGCGCGGATCGTCGAACGGCGCAGCCTGGTGCCGTTCGCGCCGTTGTTTCCCGAGCAGGCGGCCGACGCCCTCGACGTGTTCAAGTCACTCAGGATGGTGGACGTCGCCGGCAGGCCGACCTTCGGCGAAGTATGCGAGCCCTTCGTGTTCGACTTCGTCGCAGCGATTTTCGGCGCGTACGATGTGGACAGCGGCCAGCGGTTGATCAGCGATTTCATGCTGCTGATCAGCAAGAAGAATGGCAAGTCGACGATCGCCGCGGGGATCATGCTGACCGCGCTGATCATCAACTGGCGCGACATGGCCGAGCTGATCATCCTCGCTCCGACGCAGGAGATCGCGCTCAACAGCTACAAGCCGGCGGCGGCGATGGTCCGCGCGGATCCGGTGCTGAACGAGTTGCTGCACGTCGCCGACCATCAGAAGGCGATAACGCACCGCGACACCAAGGCCGAGTTGAAGGTGATCGCGGCCGACAGCGAGACGGCGGGGGGTAAAAAGGCCGGGTTCGTCCTGGTCGACGAGCTGTGGCTGTTCGGTAAGCGCGCCAACGCCGAGAGCATGCTCGAGGAGGCGACCGGCGGCCTGGCCGCGCGCCCGGAAGGGTTCGTGGTCTATCTGACGACGCACAGCGACGAGCCGCCGGCGGGCGTGTTCAAGGATAAGCTGGATTATTTCCGCGGGGTCCGCGACGGCGAGATCGACGACCCGGCGACCTTTGGCATGCTCTACGAGTGGCCCGAGGAGATGCTCGAATCGCAGGCCTATCTGAAGGCCGACAATTTCTACGTCACCAACCCCAACCTTGGGCGATCGGTGACCGAACCATTCATCGCCTCGAAGCTCAAGAAAGCCGCCGGTGGCGAGGAAGATGCAGACGGCGATACCGGCAGCATGCAGATCGTGCTGGCCAAATATCTCAACGTTGAGATTGGCCTTCGTCTGAGGCGGGACCGGTGGCGCGGGGCGGATTATTGGGAGGGAGCTTCCGATAAATCGCTGACTTTGGAGCGGCTGTTGGAGCGGTGCGAGGTGGCGGTGGTCGGCGGCGACGGCGGCGGCCTCGACGATCTGTATGGGCTGTGCGTCGCAGGCCGCGAGCGCGGCACCGACCGCTGGCTGTACTGGACCAAGGCATGGTGCTGGCCCGACGTGCTCAGACGACGCAAGCAGATCGCGCCGCTGCTGCGCAACTTCGAGGCCGATGGCGACCTGGTGATTTGCGAAGACCGGGAGCCCGCCGGTGAGGATGAAAGCTACGAGCTGCCGCAGGACGTGCGCGAGATCGTCGAGATCTGTGTTCAGGTGAAGGCGAGCGGAATTCTGCCGGAGAATGGTGGGATCGGACTCGACGCGGCGATGGCGGCCGATTTGACCGACGCGCTCGATGCTGCCGGTTTCACGATCGGGGACGGCAGCAAAGGCGAAGTCGTCGCGGTTGGCCAGGGTTACCGGCTGATGAGCGCGATCGTCGGGCTCGCACGCAAGCTGAAATTCGGCGGCGCCGTCCATTCCGGGTCCAGGATGATGGCCTGGTGCGTGGGCAACGCGAAGGAAGAGAAGGGGCGGCAGTCGGTGATGATCAACAAGTATGCCAACGGCGCCGCCAAGATCGACCCGCTGATGGCCGCGTTCAACGCGACCAAGCTGCTGGAGACCAACCCGGTGGCAGCCAATAACAACGGCGGTATCAACGCCTGGGTGGATTCACTGAAACCGGCGATCGCCGCGTGAACAGTCTTCCGGCGCCAGTCCGGCGCGACACTCCGCCGGGCTGGTTTCAGAAGACGGTGACGACGCTCGCCAGCTGGTTAGTTGTTGGTCCTAATCCGAAGGTCCGCGACCCGCAGAATTCGGCGGAACGGAACGGTGGCGGTTCGTCCGGAGTGTGCGTCAACGACCAAGCGGCGCTGACCGTCAGCACCTTCTTCGCCTGCCTGCGCTTGGTGGCTTCGACGATCGCCTCACTGCCGTTACCAGTGTACCGGCGCGGCGCCGACGGGATCGCTGTCGAGGCTCGCGACACGCAATTGTGGCAGGTGCTGCACGACAGCCCGAACGCGGACCAGACGTCGCTCGACTATGTCGAGTTTCTGGTCATTTCGATGTTCATGCGGGGTAGTCATTTCGCCCGTAAGCTGAAGGAAGGCAATCGGCTGATCGGCCTCGAGCCGGTGCGTCCGGATATCGTCACGGTCCGCCGCTTGGCCGACGGTTCGTTGGGCTATCGCTGGTCGTATTGCGGGGAAACGTACGAACTGGGCGAAGAGGACGTATTTCACGTCCGCAGTTTCGGCGGTAGTCCGCTCGGTGGATTGTCCGTGCTGCAGTGCGCGCGCGAAAGCCTGGGCATTGCGATTGCGGCTGACCGCGCGGCGGGATCGATGTTCGCTAATGGCGCTCGGCCGAGCGGCGCGCTGAAGTTCAAGGACTGGCTCGACCCGGACAAGCGTACCGCCGCTCGCGACGACATCGACAAACAGTTCACAGGTGCGATGAACGCAGGGCGACCCTTCATACTGGAGGGAGGCTCGGAGTGGGAGCAGATCGGCATTAATGCCGACGATGCGCAGTTGCTTGAGAGCCGCGCCTGGTCGGTCGAGGAGGTGTGCCGCTGGTTCGGTGTTCCGCCGATCCTGATTGGTCACAGCGATAAGCAGACGAGTTGGGGGAGTGGCGTCGAGCAGGTGCTGCTCGGGTTCCTCAAGTTCACGCTGACGCCCTACCTGCGTCGGATTGAGCTGGCGATCGCGAAGCAACTGCTGTCGCCGGCGGAGCGGGCCCAGGGGTTGTTCGCCGAATTTAACGTCGAAGGCCTGTTGCGTGGTGATAGCGCCGGGCGAGCCAAATTTTATGAGGTCATGACTCGGATCGGCGTGATGTCTCGCAATGAAGCCCGCCGGAAGGAAAACTTGCCACCAGTCGAGGGCGGCGACGTGATCACGATCCAGTCGCAAAACATTTCCCTGGAGGAAGCCGTGCGCAACGCAATTGGCGATGCGTCGAACGGGTAAGCGGAGATCGAATTTGGCGAAGGGCATCGAATTTTCGGAAGCCAACACGGTCCTTGGCGCGCCCACTTCAGAGGATGCTGCGGCGGGGACCGTCTATGCGCTTCACGTTCATCGATATCGCGATCTGGACGGTAACCATCAGGTGCTCAGCAAGTGGCAGCTGACGCCGGAGGAACTCGATGAAGTCCAGCGAACTGGCGTCGTCTGGTTCAACTGCTGGGGCGACACACATCCGCCAATGTGGATTTCAGGGCACGATCCCTTTGTGCGAAACAAGTCGGAGACCGTGGATGCTTAAGATCAACTCGACCGCGAGGAGCGGGCGGTTCGGAGCCAAGCGCTCGCTGAAGGTCCGTGATTTTGCGCTCAGTGTGAAGGCAGACGGCGTCGCCGATGACGGGACGTTTGAAGGCTATGGCTCCGTCTATGGCGTTGTCGACAGCTACCAGGAAGTCGTCGCGCCGGGGGCGTTCGCCGAAAGCCTGACCGACCTCAACGGTAAGCAACGCACCGTCCCGGTGCTGTGGCAACATCGGTCCGATCAGCCGCTGGGCGTCTATACGGAGATCACCGAGGATGAGACCGGCCTGTTCGTGAAGGGCAGCCTGCTGATCTCGGCTGTGGCTCAGGCGGCCGAGGCGCACGCGCTGATGAAGGCCGGCGCGGTCACTGGCCTGTCGATCGGTTATTGGGTGCGGGAATCGAGCTTCGACGAGAAGACCGGAATCCGCACGCTCACCAAGCTTGACCTGGTCGAGGTGTCGTTGGTTACATTCCCGGCCAACGACGACGCGCGGGTCGAAGCGGTCAAATTCAAGCTCGCCCACGGCGAGCTACCCAATCTCAAGGAATTCGAGAAGCTCCTGCGCGAGGCAGGCTTCTCCAAAACGCAGGCTGCGGTCGTCGCCAACCGTGGTTTGCCCCATTTGCTCCGGAGCGAGTCCGAGGGCGCGGCGGCAGCGAAGGAGGGGGTGCGAGCCCTGTCCGAAACGGTAGCGAACTTCTCGCTGCCGACCCTCTAAAAAGGATCCAATCCATGAAGACGACCGCAGCAATGCTGGCGCTTGGCGCCGCAACTATCGCGATGGCATCGGCTCCGGCTCATGCCGAATTCGGCCGCAAGGACGCCGGCAGCGGCGCGCCGGCGGATGAAGTCTCTCCCGCCGAGCTCAAACAGCTCACCGACGACGTGAAGGGTGCGCTCGCCCAGGTTCAGGACTTCGCGACCAAGGCGGCGGAATCGCTGCGCAAGGGCGAAGAGCTGTTCTCGGCTGACCAAAAGACCAAGGTCGACGACGCGCTTACCAAGCTCAACGGGCTCGAGGCGTTGTCGGCTCAGGTCACCGCGCTCGAGCAGAAAGCGGCCCGCGGCGGTGGGCAGGCTGAACTGCCGAAGTCCGCCGGGCAGAAGTTCGTCGATGACGAAGAGGTCAAGGCGTTTCTCGCCAGCGTTAGCGGCGGCAAGCGTGTCGGCGTCGACGTCAAGGCGATCATCACCTCTCTGACCACCAACGCCGACGGTTCGGCGGGCGATCTGCTGGTGCCGCAGCGGCTGCCGATTATCGACCCGGTCGAGCGCAAGCTCACGGTGCGTGACCTGCTCACTCCGGGCCGCACGAACGCGATGTCGATCCAGTATCCGAAGGAGACCGGTTTTACGAACTCGGCTGCGGTCGCATCGGAATCGGATGGTTCGGCCAAGCCGCAGTCGGAGTTAAAGTTTGACCTGGCCACCGAAACGGTGGTCACCATCGCCCACTGGGTGCTGGCGCACCGGAACATCCTCGCGGATGCCCCGATGCTGGCGAGCTATATCGACGGCCGCATGCGTTACGGTCTCGCGTACGTCGAGGACAATGCGCTGCTCAACGGAGCCGGCGGCGCCGACCTCAACGGGATCTACACCCAGGCGACGGCCTCGACCGCCAACCTGGCCGTGATCACGTCGCCGACGTTTCTCGACGTGCTGCGCGCAGCAATGCTCCAGGCCAGCCTAGCCAACATTCCGCCGACGGGCATCGTCCTCAATCCGACCGATTGGTTCAAGATCGAGACGACCAAGGACACCGCTGGCGCCTACATCATCGGTAATCCGCAGGACGGCACCAACCGTCGCCTGTGGGGCCTCCCGGTGGTCGAAACGCCGGCGATGACCGTCGACAAATTCCTGGTCGGCGCGTTCAAGTACGGCGCGCAGATCTTCGATCGGGAAGATGCCCGCGTCGAGGTCTCTACCGAGGACAGCGACAACTTCCGCAAAAACCTCGTGACCATCCTCGCCGAGGAGCGTCTCGCGCTTGCGGTCTACAATACGCTCGCCTTCGTGAAGGGCGACTTCAGCGACCAGGTCACCGACCTGACGTCGTAACAATTGCGAGGGGTCGGACGTCTGTCCGGCCCCTCTTTTTCCGGCTGCCGCTGCGGCGACGGCCCGAAAAAGGAGCAGGAGATTAGCCATGAAGCTCAAGGCCAAAGACACCCTCTTCATCTCGTCGGTGAGCTCGGAGAATATCCTCCCGGGCGCCTTCTTCGAGGTCAGCGACGCCCAGGGCGAAAGCTTGATCGAGCGCGGCCTGGCAACGCAGGTCAAGTCTTCAAAAAAGGGTGGCGGCAAAGCCGCTCCGCCGGCGAAGAACAAGATGCAGCCGACGACGCTCAATAAGGCGTCTGCTGCCAAAGGCAGCAAGTAGCATGCCCCGCCATGGGATCAGGACCGCAGTCGGCCGCCGCGAGGCGAGCCGTGCGGCCGACGCGCAGCAGAAACTTCCGGTCTGCTCGGTCCTTCCGGCGATCACCGGCACCAAGACGGTCGGACAGACGCTGACCTGCTCGACCGGGACCTGGTCGAATACGCCGGACGCCTTTGCCTACCAGTGGAACCGCAACGGTTCGGCGATCATCGGAGCGAACGCTTCGACCAGGGTGCTGGCCGCCGGCGACGCCGGCGCGTTGATGAGCTGCACGGTGAAGGCCACGAACCTCGGCGTTTCGGCAGTCGCGACCAGCGCGCAGACCACGGCGATCGCGCCTTAACCGGCGATTGGGAGAGCTCGGCTCTCCGATGAATGCGTGCTTTGATGAATAGGGAAAGGCGGCGGCGATGATTGATCTCGACGCCGCCAAGGCCTGGATCAAGAAGGAGACGTCCGACGAAGACGCGCTGATTGGCGGCTTGGTCGCCGCGGCGGTGGCGACGCTCGAGGCACAGACCGGAAGGTTCATGTCGGCCAAGGAATTCACGCAGACGATCGCGGGTTTTCCGTCGTGTAATCCGTACGAGATCCGGCTGACCAAAGGTCCGGTGAGCGAGATCGCAACGATCGAATACGATCCGAGCGACGGTACGGCTGCGTTGGAAGTCGAGGACTTTCGCCTGATCGAGGGGGTCAATGCCAGGCTGCTGCCGGCGTTCGGCGCGACCTGGCCAGCGACACTCGAGGGCTCCGGGACGGTGCGGATCAGTGGGACTGCCGGGTACGGTGACGGCGAAGCGCCAGATCTTGACCAGGCCGCGCTGATGCTGGTCGCGCATTGGTACCAGAATCGAGAAGGGGTGAGTTCCTCGGCTTCGTTCAGCGAATTGCCGCTGGCGGTGTGCATGCTGATCGGACCGTATCGGCCCAGCGGGCTGGCCTGATGGGCAGCGTACTTGTCGAGAAAGGCAAGCTCGACCGCCGGGTGACGGTCGAACGGGTTACGACATCGCGCGACGCGCACAATCAGGCGGTTGAGACCTGGGGGACGCATGCGACCCGCTGGGCGTCGGCCAGGCCGGCGCCGGGAACTGAGCGGTTCGAAAGCGCGGAGCGGGCGGCGGAAGCGCCGATGCGCTTCGTGTTCTTGTGGGAAGTGGATCTGGTGACCGTTGAGGATCGCCTGCTGCACGAGGACGGCCGCCGCTACGCGATCGCCTCGGTCAACGAAATCGGACGCCGTGAGGGCTGGGAAGTCCTCGGCAATGCAAGAGGAGAATGATGGTGAAGGTCAAGTCGATCCGCGAGCACAACAACACCTATGGCGTCACCGAAGGTGCGCCAGTCCGCAAGGTCGCCGGAACCGAATATGACTTGCCCGACAGCATGGGAGCGACGCTGATCGCCGCCGGCCTGGTCGAGGAGGTCAAGGCTAAGGCGGAGAAGGCGAAAGCTTGATGGCTCGACCATCTACGCCAACCGGTGCGAGCTGATGGCCATTCGCAGCGGCGTGCTTCAGGGCGCGAGTGAATGCCGGGATTCGCTGCGCGAGCTCAGTCGTGGCGTGCGCAAGGGCGTCGGCAACCGCGCGCTGAAGATCCCCGGCGCGATCATCGCCCGTGCGATCGAGGCACGCGCAGCTGTGAGTACGCGGCCGAGCGACCCGACGCCGGGCAGCCTCAAGGCGGCGCCGAAGGTGGTCTCGGCCAAAGCCAAGCGCGGGCAAAGCGCGGTCGCCGTGCTGGTCGACGATGAGGCGGCAGTGCGCAAAGAATATGGTCTGTCTCACAAGGATTACCCCGCCGACCCGTTTGCGCGCCCAGCGATCGCAACCGCGCTCCCGGCAGCGGGCTTCGCGCTGGTGGAGGCGGTGAAGGTCGCGGCGGGCAAAGCGGCCGAACGGGCGGCCCGGCGCGCCGCCAAGCGCGCATTGGCTGGTTAAGGTGGATCTGGGCGAAGCAATCCTGTCCCGGCTGACCAATGCGTCGTCGGTGACGGATATCGTCGGTACCGGCGCCGACGCGCAGATCTTCTGGGTCCGCCGTGACCAGGGCGGCCAGCTGCCGGCGCTGGTGCTGCAGCAAGTTGGTGGGACGCCCGAAGAATTCAGCCTGGAAGGCAACAGCGATTTTCAGGAGAGCCTGGTCCAGGCTTCGTGCCTCGCCGCGTCGCACATCGCCGCACATGCCCTGGCGGCGGCCTTCGTCGCCGCACTGACGCCGGCGGCGGACGTCAGCGGGTTCCTGTTCTGGGAGATCGACGAAGCGCCGCGGCCGATCGACCGCGGCGGCGACGTGATTGGCGGCGGGTTCATTTACGAAGTCACGCAGGAATTAGTCCTGAGGCACAGCCGTTCGATTTAGCAAGGAGCATCACCGATGGCCGAAACCACCAAAAAGTCGACCGGCGCAAAGTCGGAATTCTGGTTCAACGATGGCAGCGCCTTGTACCGGGCGCGCGAGGTGCGCTCGTTCGGGCACCCGGGCTTCAACGTCGAGCAGCTCGACGCGACCAGCCTCGAATCGGACGCCAAGGAATTCATTCCTGGCGACGTCGAATTCCAGGAGTTCGACGTGACGATCTACTATCGCCCGGGGTCCGACACCGACACCAAACTCGAGGCATGGGTCGCCGCCCAGGTCGAGCGCGCAATCAAGCTCAACCGTGCCGTGCGCAGCGTACTGACACGCTCGTATGACGGCAACGCGATCGCGGTGTCGTACATCGCCGGCGACGCCGAGCGCGGGACCGTGGGCACGGCGGTGCTGCGCCTTCGTCCGACTGGATACTTCACGTCCAGCGCGTACGTCGCGCCTTAATGCCCAACCCTTTGAAGGGTGAAGCGACCGTCGCACTGAGCGACGGCCGCGAGCTCAAGCTGGTGTGTCAGTTCGATGAATTGTGCGCGATCGAGGCAGAGATGGCGATGCCACTGCCGCGGGTGCTCCTCGAGCTGGCCGAGAGCGGCCTGCGCGCGCAGATGGCCGCTCTGTCGCAGTGTCTGAAGCGCGAGCAGCCTGAGCTCAAGCGGTCGGACATTCCGGCAATCATCCTCGGCAAGGATCGCCTGGCAGTGCGCGATGCTCTCTCAACGGCGATCAGCGGCGCGCTGGGCGCGCTCGGCGAGGAAGCGGATGAGGAGGGCTTGTCGGTCGGGGACGACGAGGACCCTCCGGTAACCCCTGGGACTGGGGAAAAGCTCTAGAGACCTGGACTGGGCTCGGTTTCGATTCCGCGAGCTTCTGGGACCAGACCTTCCCGACCTATCGGGCGAGCGTCGCGGGCCGCCGCCGGGCGGGGCAGGAAGCGGCGATCATGACCGGATGGTGGGTGTTCCGCATTCGCAACGACGCTGAGCAGCGCGGCAGCGCGTCCCTCGGTGATTATTTCGATGAATTGCTGACCGACGACGAGCGGCTCGAGAAGAGCATGGATTGGCTCGGAGATCGGATCGAGGCCGCGATCGGCGGCGAATGCTGAGAAAGGATTTCGCGGCATGGCCGGTGTGACCCTGGGCTGGATGCGTTACATGCTCGGACTCGACACCGGTGCGTTCGATCGCGGAGCGTCCTCGGCCGAGCGCCGCCTCGGGTCGATGAGTGGCAAGTTCGACCGGGCTGCGAGCCGTTTCGGAGCACTTGGCAAATCGCTTGGCGGTTTTTCGTCGGGGATCGCCGGCGCGCTGACCATCGGCGCGTTCGCGCGCCTGATCCAGGGCGGCCTCGAATATGCCGGGTCGCTGGGCGAGGTGGCTGCGCAGCTCGGCGTTACAACCAAGGAGCTGCAGAATTTCCGCTTCGCCGCGGGCCAGAACGGCGCGACCGTCGAAGAAGCCGACAAGGCACTCGGAAAGTTCTCGCTGAGCATCAGCAAGGCGCGGTCCGGGTCGGCCGAGGCGGCTAAAGCTTTCGGCGCCGTGGGTGTAAAACTGGCTGATCTTGAGACCAACTCGAAGTCAGAAATTCTCGGCAAAATTGCCGACAAGATGAAGGCGACGGGCGGTGCCTCCGCGAACGCCGCAGCCGGCGTCGCCATCTTCGGGAAGGGCTTTCAAAAGATCATTCCGACGCTCGACCTGGGCAGCAAAGGGATCAGCGACCTGGCGGCCGCCAATGAGGCGCTGGGCGGCGTCTTGAGCGACGAGCAGATCCAGAACGCCGACAGGACCGCCGACAAGCTGCGGCAGGTCAAAGAGGTGCTGAGCGCACAGATCGCGGGCGTCGTGGCGGACAACGCCGATTCAATCTTCAAGCTGGCCGACGCCTTCGCTTACCTTGCGTCGAAAGTCGCCGATTACGTGAACGCCATCAGTCGGATCGGCAGCGAGGGCTATCCCGTTGAAAATTTCTTCACCGGCAAGATGGTATGGGTCGGCGGGCCCGGCCCGGCCATGGGTGGGCAATCGGTTTCGGTCAAACTGCCGCCGGCCCAGAACGCTCCCCGCCCGCCCGTGTCGCAATTTCTCGCCTCGAAAGGCGGAGGTCACAAGGCGGCCGCTGATCACAGCGCCCAGGACGCGCTGCGCGATTCATTCCAGTTCGACCAGGAACTTCGCCGGGCCCAGACGGACGTGCTGCAAGCACTGCAGGACCTAGCCAAGGACTATGTCGAGCGGACTTCGATCGGCATTGAAATCCTCGACGCCGAAAAAGCCGGGTTCGACGCCGAGCAGCGTTACCAGGTCGCGCTATTCGCCCTGACGAAGGGCAAGCAAGGGATGTCCGCCGAGCAGGCCCGGCAGCTCGCTGCCGAATATGCCAAAACCGATGCGCTCAAGCGGCAGGCGCTGCTGGAGGAGGAGGAGGCGCAGCGCCGCGCCGATGTGGCGATGCTCATTCAGACCGACTTCGATACGCAAAAGGACAAGCTGGACAGCGAATTGCAGCTGGCGCGCACCGTCAAGGAGCAACGCAACATCCAGCTTCAACTGCTCGACCTATCCTATCGTCAGGAGCGTGCCCGTCTTGAGGCGGTGCTGGCCGACGAGAAGGCTTCGGAGGCGGCCAAGGAGGATGCGCGGCGCCGGTTGCTGGCGCTCGGTCACACCTACGCCAACGACCGCCAAGGCGTCATCAACCAGACGCGCAGCCCGCTCGATCAATGGAAGAGCGACCTCCCGCAGTCGCTCGACGAGGTCAATCAGAAGCTCGAGGAAATCGCCGTCACCGGCCTGACCCAGCTTGAGGACGACTTGGCCAGTGCCACGGTCAAGGCGCTCGGCCTCAAGGGCGCGCTGGGCGACGTTGCAAGCCAGTTGATCAAGCTCGGCCTCCAGATCCTCGCCAGCTACGCCACGGGCGGCAACCCGCTCGGCAATCTGTTCGGCGGCCCGCGCGCTTTGGGCGGACCGGTGCGCGCTGGCTCGGCTTATTTGGTCGGTGAGGAGGGGCCCGAGATCTTCATGCCGTCTGGCTCGGGGCGGATCATCTCCAACGACAACAGCCGTCGCATGATGGGGCGTGGCGCCGGCGGCGGCTGGTACGGCGATATGCACGTTCATGGCGTGCGCGACGTCGGCGGTTTCAATCGCAGCGAGGGGCAGATCACGCGCCAGCTCAACCGGCGGCTGTCGAGGGCCTGATGCCGTTTTGGGACTATTATCTGCCCGACAAGCTTGCGGGCGTGGGATTTGTTTCGGCACCCCGGACGCGCACGACCATCCAGGTCGATTCCGGGGGCGGCGAGGACGTAAATCAGGAATGGGAGCACCCCCTGATGCGTTTCGTCGCGCCGGAGGCAACGCGCAACTGGGCGGTGGTTCGCGACCTGAGCAAGCATTGGCGGCTCACTGCGGGCCCATACCGCAGCTTTCCTCTGCGCGATCCGCAGGATTTCGCGTCCTGCGATCTCGTGCGGCCCAATGTCGTGCCGGCAGTGACGATGCTGGATCAGTCGCTCGGGACCGGAGACGGTTTCACCGATCGGTTTCAGATCAAGAAACGCTATGAGCTCGGCGGTCTGACCTATGACCGGCTCATCTATCTGCCGGTCCTGTCGACGGTTTTGGTCGCCAACAATGGCGTGCTGATGTCTGCCGCGGATTATACGGTGAGCCGTCGTGCCGACGGTGTTTTGGGCGGCGAGGTGCTGTTCGACGTTCCGCCCCTGGCGGGTCATGTGCTGACCATCGGTTTTCTGTTCGACTGTGAGGTCCGCTTTGAGAGCGACGACCAGCTCGAACAGATCATGCGGGCAACCAAGGTCGCGGGCTTCGCCGATCTCACCCTGATCGAAAAGAGACCGTGTTGACCGCCGTCTCATCCACTCCAACCAAGGGCCGCTGCTGAATGGCAAACAGATGGTGCGACGGCGTCGGCCGCTACGGCGGCGACGAAGCGAAAATGCTCAATGGCTCGTCGAGTCAGGCGTGGGCGCAGATCGATAATGGAAGCGGCGGATCGTGGTCACTTTCCAACGCTAATCCGCGCACCGGCAATTGGCATTTGCGAATGGCCGACGGGGTCGGGGCGCCGTTGGTGCGGCGCGTGTTTGGTGATCCTTTGACCGAAGTGTTGTTCGGACATGCCCTCTATTTTGAGGAGTTGCCGACAAACGAACCAACGCCGGGGACGCCCAACCAGGCGGGTTTTTTCATCGCCAAGTTCCGCACGCAGGCGAACGGCGCAATGGTCGCGGCTTATCTGGGGACCGATGGGGCGATCGTCCTCTATCGCGATAGCGATGCGGTCAGTTCGAACTTCGCCGCCACACTGATCGACCGCAGTCCCCCGGTCGTCGGGGCCGGTGCCTACATGCACTTCGAACATTATCTGAAGGTCGGCAATGGCGATGGCGCCTACGAACTTCGCGTCAATGAAGTGACCGTTCTTAATCTGACGGGGATCGACACCGACACTGGCGGCGGCGAGGTCAGCCAGGTCACCGTCGGACGTTTTAGCGGCAGCGCGTTCGGACTGAGTGGCAAGCATGTCGACATGGCCGATTGCTACGTCAACGACACGGTCGATGACGGCTCGGGCTGTAACTGGTTCGTTGGCGATGTGAAGTCGGGATGCCTGATGGTCAATGCCGACACGGCGCAAGCCGATTTTGCGCTGTCATCCGGAGTCTCGGGCTATGCGCTGTTGAACGAAACCCCGCCAAATGACGCTGGCTATATCAGCCTCGCGGCGACGACCGGGGAGTCCGATTTCGCGCTTCAGAACGGGCCTGGCAACCTGTCGGAAATCCTCACCGCCCGACCCTTCATTCGCGCGATGAAGGACGATGCCGGGACGTGCACGGTTGCGCCGTCGATGATTTCGAACAGCACGAAAGCGGTGGTCGACGATCAGCCGATCACGACCGCCTTCGCCTATCACGACAGCAATGTTCCGTTCGATCCAGACACCGGCGTCCCGTGGACGGCCGGTGGCCTGAACGCAGCGCTGGAGGTGGTCGAGAGGATCAGCTGATGACGACCGGCAGCGTCTCTCAAGTCGGCGTCGAGGTTCTGTTCCGCGCCCAGCCCGGCATGCGGGTCAGCCAATCCGGCGCGGAGTATCTGCACACCGTATTCCCGGGCGTGAAGGTCAGCCAGGCCGGCGCCGAATATCTGCATCGCGTTCTTCCCGGACTTTCGATTAGCCAGGCCGGCGCGGAGATCCTCTACAAGTCGATGCCGTGCGGAACGCGTCTGGCGCAGATCTGGACGATTGTCCGCCCGGACGGCCTGACCTTCCGCTTCACGTCGCTCGATCGTGAACTCGAATGGCCGCCGCGGAGCGGAACGATCTACGGCGCGCTTCATAGTCTGGCGCCGAGCGCGTCGGAGGGAGTTTCGCAGGTCGACGAAATGGGCAGCATGGACCTTTCCGGGTCGCTGGCGACGATCACCGAGCATGCGCTATTTACCGGCCTGTTCGACGGCGCGGAGGCCGAAGCCTGGCTCGTCCCGTGGTCCGGCCAAGGGCCGACGCGGCGTCTGCTCAAAGGCACCTTCGGATCGACGAAGCAAGGGCAGACTTCGTTCACTGTCGAGATCCTCGGCGCCGGCGCGAGGTTGCAGCAGACGTCGATGGTCCGCACGTTGCAGCCCGGCTGCTGGAAGAAATTCGGCGACCAATTCTGTCAAAAGGATCTCGGCCCGCTAACCGTGACCGGCACCGTCGATAGCGCGATCGGGCAGCGGGAGTTCGTCGACGCGGCCCGAGCCGAGCCGACAGGGTATTTTACCGACGGGGAAGTCACGTTCACGACGGGCGATAACGCTGGCAAGAGCGCTGAAATCAAGGAGCACTCGACTGGCGGCCGGTTTGTGCTGTGGCCGCGGTTGCCGTTCGGCGCATCGGCCGGCGATCAATATGCGATGACCCCCGGCTGCACGCTCCTGAAGGAAAGCGCGAACGGAACCAACGGCTGCGACGACTGGGCGAACTACGTCAACTTCGGCGGGGCGAGAGACGTTCCGACGAAGGACAGGCTGACCGCGTCGGCGGTGGTGAAGGAAAGTTCCTGATGCGCGTCCCGTCCAGCGCCCCGGTGGAGTGGTAGATGCCTTTCGCGGCGCTGCTGATCCAGTTCGCGATCTCGTACCTGATGAGCCGCCTGACGCAGCCCAACGGGCCGCGCCTGACCGATCTTTCGGCCGGTTTCGGGGACTATGGGGTTTCGCTCGGCTGGCTGTTCGGGAGCGCCACGCGGAGCGCCGGCGTGGTGCTGGCCGCTGACGACATCAAGGAGACCGTTCACAAGCACAAGCCGGTTACGGATTATCTGTTCGGGATCGTCGGCGCGCTGCTGCCGTCGGTCAAAACCTACACCTACTCGATCACGCTCGCCATTTTCCTGGCCGATCGCACCCACGACGAGCCGATCGAGGATCTGCTCAAGCTCTATGCCGGCGGCAAGATCATCTTCAATTCGGCGCACGCCCCGGTCGTCAGTGAGACGCTTGACGCAAACGGGCGGCTGATCCGCCGGAAGTACGGCAAGAGCAAATATTGCACGAGCGTCACCGTCTATGGCGGCGGCTTCGATCAGGTCGCCGATCCGATCCTGGATAGCGCGATCGGCCCGCAACCGGGATATCGCGGCTGGGCCTATGCGGTCATCGAAGACCTGCAGCTGAAGGACTTCGGCAACACGCCGCCGATGCCGGTCGAGGCGCTGACCAAGGTCAAGACCAACGAAACGCTGGCGTCGGTCTGTGAAACCATCTGCGCCGCCGCCGGCGTCGACACCGAGCATGACATGTCGTCGACGGCGCTGACCTCAAAGCTGGTTCGCGGATATTCGATTACGAGCGAAGCGAAATGCGGCGACGCGCTCAAGCCGCTGTTCCCGGCGTTCGGTTTCGATCTGGCCGAGGTCGCCGGTCAGCTGAGGTTCTACTTGCGGTCGCAGTCGCTCCGGGCGACGATCCCGCCAGAGCACATGGGCGCCTATGTGTTCGGCGACACTGCGCCGGAACGGTTCGAAATAGAGCGCGAGCCCGACGTCAAACTGCCGCGCGAGACCGCGCTGACGTTCGTCGATCCGGCGCGGGAATATCAACCGAACACGGCTTCATCGACGCGCAGCGAGGGCAGCGCGGAGTCGAACATTAGCGCCAACCTGCCGCTGGTCCTGACGGCCGACGAGGGGGCGACCACGGCGGCGCTGATGCACTGGGAAGCATGGCTCGGCCGGACGCCGATCCGCTTTACGCTGACCAACCTGTGGAACGGGATCGAGCCCGGGCTGGCCTATGCGATCAAGGTCGCGGGCCAATTCGTGCCCTATCGCATCACGCGCAAGCTGCGCGGTGCCAATGGGCTGACGATGGTCGAGGCCGTTTCGGACGAGGCGGTGACCTACACCGCAGTGGCGATCGGATCGTCCGGAAATCCGCCGCCGACGAATTCGACCCTGTTCCCGGACACCAGGGTGGTCGCGATCGATGGGCCCATCCTGCTCGATGGAGACGACGAGTACGGCTTCTACGCCGCGATCGCGGGGAGCGACGCCGACTGGACGCTGGGCGAGCTCGAGGGATCGATCGACGGCGTCAATTACGCCGACCTGCTGCAGACCGGCGACAGCGCCATTGTCGGCGACGTCGCGAGCGCCCTGCCCGCCGGGTCGACGACAGGCCTCGACGACACGCTCGACACGACGTCGATGGTGACCGTGCTTCTCCTTCACGATGGCATGGAGCTGGCCAGCGCGACGGACGCCGAACTCGACACTTTCGCCAATCTCGCCTTCCTCGGAACGGACGGGCAAGGCGAATATCTGCAGTTCAAGACCGCGACGAAGGTGGCCCCCGCGACATGGGAGCTGACCGATCTGCGCCGCGGCCGCAAGGGGACCGACTGGGCCATGGGCACCCATGTCGCCGCCGAGGAATTCGTGCTCCTGACCGACGGTGGCGTCACGCGGCTACCGGCGTCGACGCTGGACAGCTGGGGCGTTCCGTTGAGCCTGCGCGGGGTGACGTTCAACCAGGACGAGGCCGACGCCGACATCATCGCCTTCACCAACTCTGGCGAGGGCAAAAGGCCGTACAGCCCGGTCAATGTCGAGGGCAGCTGGGACGGATCGAACAACCTGACGATCACTTGCGACCCGCGCTCGCGGCTCAATGCCGGCGGCCTGGGGGTCGATGATCGCGACGAGGTCGAGGTCGAAATCCTCAACGGCATCGGCCGAACAATTGTCAGCGCGGGCAGCGATGCAAATTACTCGGCCGTCGACCAGGCGGCTGACGGGATCGCGCCGGGCGGATCGATCATCGGCCGCATCCGGCGAACCAGCGACGTGAACAACGGCCGCTGGCGCAACTTCTTTTTGATCGGGCCCGGCGGACTGACCGCCGACACGACGTTCTACACGGCCGACACCACCACCATCACAGCGGATCATGGCTAAATGGCTCAAGAGATAATCGGCATCGGTGCGGTCGCCAACGACGGCACGGGCGACACGATCCGCGTTTCGTTCGGCAAGACGAACGACAATTTCAGCGAGCTCTATGGCCTGCTGGAGGCGACGGTCACGGCGAGCGAGAGCATCGCCGCAGGCGACTATGTCAACGTTTACGACAACGCCGGATCGCCCGGGGTCCGGCTCGCTGTAGCGACCGACCCGGCGAAGTTCGCCACCGGCTATGCGCCCGACGCGATCGACAATGGCGATCCCGGCCTGGTGCGCAGCCTGGCTGCCGGCAACGCCGCGGTCGCGCCGGCGCAAAGCGGCGAGGCCTGGCTCAGCGTCACGGTGCCGGGTGGGTTCCAATTCACCAGGCCAGTCAATTCCGGCGAGATCGTGCAATCACTCGGCGTCGCGGTCGAAGCGATCGGCATCTTCGCCGTGCCGCCCTACCTCGAGCTTTAGGAGGCTTCCTTGATCAAGCGTTTGTTCGCGCCGCTCACCGCGGCGTTCGTCCTGCTGTCCTCGGTTGCGCTGGCGGCCGACAAGCCGGTCGTCGTCGTCAGCGGGCAGATGAAGCAGCTGCCCGCCAGCCATACGCTCCAAGTCAATGCCTCTGGCACCGGCGCGGCGAGCATCAATATTCCCCATGGTACCGCCCCGACTTCGCCTAACAACGGCGATTGCTGGACGACGACGACCGGCCTGTTTTGCCGGGTCAGCGGATCGACGGTCGGTCCCTATGGGACGGGTACCGGCAGCGGCTCGGTCACCACGACCGGATCGCCAGCCAGCGGCAATTTGACCAAATTCTCTGGCGTAACGTCGGTCACCAGCGGCGACCTGTCGGGTGATGTCGCAACGTCTGGCACGCTGGCGACGACGATCGCCAATGACGCCGTCACCTACGCGAAGATCCAGAACGTCTCGGCCGCGTCGAAGCTGATCGGCCGCGGCGACAGCGGATCCGGCGACCCGCAGGAGATCACGCTCGGTTCGGGCTTGTCGATCACGGGAACGACCCTGACGGCCTCGGGCGGCGGCGGCGCAACCACCGCCCAGGCGCTGACGATCACCAGCAGCGGCGGTGCATCGCCCGGCGCGACGTTCGACGGGTCGGTCGCGAAGACGATCGATTATTCAACGGTCGGGGCTGCGAAGACCGGGGTCGCGACGGGATCCGGTCTGACGATGGCCACCAGCAGGCTGCTGGGCCGTACCACGGCGTCGAGCGGCGGGATCGAGGAGATCAGCGCAGCATCGAACCTGACGCTCTCCGGCGGCTCGCTGAGCGCGACGGAAGCAACGGCAGCGCAAATCCAGGCCGCGACCGCAAGCAAGCTGGTGGCGGCGGACAAACTGATCAGCGCCGCCGCGCCGCAAACGCTGACCGACGGCGCGACGATCAACTGGGACATGCACGCCGGCTTCAACGCCAAGGTGACGATCGCCGGAAACCGAACGCTGGCGGCGCCGACCAATCCGCACGAAGGCCTGACCTACCGCCTTGAGGTGATTCAGGACGCCACCGGCAGCCGGACCATGACCTGGCCGTCAGCGTTCGACTGGGGATCGGCGGGAACGCCGACGCTCTCGACCGGCGCCAGCAAGCACGATTTCATCTACCTCGACTGCTACGACGCCTCCACGCCCAAGTTCCGGGCGACCTTCAACAAGGCCAGCTGAGATGATCTCGCTAATTCGCCGAGCGAGGCGCGCATTCGCGCTGATCAGTTTCGTCGTCGTCGCGGCGCTGGTGGGCAACTCGGCCGCCGCGGTGCCCTTCCCCAGCGGCATGCTCATGGGACGGGCGGCGGCGGCCGCGGCGTGGACGACCGTTCTTTCGCGCACGCTCAACGTCGATAGCTCAGGCTGGGCCGGTTACAGCGCGCGCCAAGTGCTGGCGGCTGCAAGTCTGACCGACGCAACCGGAAGCCAAATCAGGATTACTCTTAAGGGACCGGCGAGCGGGCAGATCGCCGTAACCAAGATGTATGTGCAGGTCGGCGCCGGATCTGGCTCCTACGCGTTCTCGACCACTCCGGTTCAAGTCTTTGTGGGAGGAAGCGCTAGCTTTACCGTAGGCACGGGCGCGACAGTCCTCACCGATGCTGTAACTCTAGGCTACGACGGAACACACGACATCGTAATCTCGATCTACACCAGCGGCGCGACTAGCTATGCGATAAATCAGACAGCCAACGCTGATACTCACTGGTACAAGCTAGGCGATGATGCAGCGACAGTCGGCGCGACTGGCTACACGCAAACATTCAATACCTATGATACTATCCCTCTGGTGGAGGCGTTCGTCTAACTACGAAGGCCCAATCGCCAGCTATCATCGCGGCGGCAATCGGCACCATAGTCGCCGAGAACAGCAGCGCAGCCGGCGCTTGCCGCCAATCGGGATCGCGGCGCAGCAGCATGGCGGTGCACCAGGGCAAAGCCGCAACCAAGTCATGAGGAACGGCGTAGGGCACGGTCAGAATGCTCGTGACGACCATAGGCATCGCGAGGTTATCCCACTGGCACGCCGATCGCAGGACCGCTGCGATCGAAAGCGCGGCGCAGGCGATCCAGACGGGGACGGGCGGCACGCCGGACCATGCCGCCAGGCCGTAGGGCGTAATCGTCGCCCAATAGAGATTGCGATGGTCGATGACCTGCGCGAACCCCGGCATGGCCCGGAGCCAGGCGAGCCAGATACCGGGACCATATTGCGCGCAGGTAAAGAGGAGGAGCGCAAGGCCGCATAGGGCGCCGCCGGCGAGCGCAGGCCAGTCTCTGCGGACCAACAGGATCAGTGGGGCCATGACCAGCATTTGCGGCTTCAGGCTGAACGCCACGGCCAACAGCACGCCCATTTGCCACCCGCGACGAGTGCAGGCGAACAGCAGTAGTGCACCGACGAACAGGGACGTTTGACCGAAGGTGACACATTCAATGAGCCCCGGGCTAAGGGCAATCAGCCACCACGCGCGGGACTTTGCCGCGACGAAGAACAGCGCGACGGACAGAGCGGACCACAGTGCGAACGCTGGCCAGAATGGAAGCAACGCAAGCGGCCTCAGCCACGGGATGGCCGTCGGCGGGTAAACGAAAGGGAGCCATGGATCGGGCCGGTAAACTTCCGACGCTGGAGTTTGGGCGGCCCGCCAGAACACGCCGAAGTCCAGGGCAAAGCCATCGGCGATGATCGCTGCCGCGATCAGGGCAGCGGTGACGATCGCTCCAGCGACCAGCGCGAATATGAGGCCGTAACGCATTTACCGCCGGACGGGCGCGACCCCGCGATTGGCGCGTTCGAAAGGCTTCGACACCGGGCGGAGCAAGTAGTCGCCGACCGTGCGCGGCTCGGGCTGGTCGTGAACGCCAGTGTCAGGCCATTCGTCCGCTGCCGGGAAGTGCGCGGTCCCAAAGAGGACGTCCCAAATTGGTGTTGCCGTGGCGAAATTCTTGTCGAAGTGCCGCCCTTCAACGGAATGATGGATCCGATGGTAACGGTTATCGACCAGGAAAAAGCGGCCGAACCGGCCAAAGTGAACGCTGATCGGAGAGTGGATAAAGTTGCCGTAAGCCGCGTCGAGCATCGCCGCCAACACGCTTGCTCCAGCGCCGTCAACACCAAACAGGAAAGTCATCGGAAAGGTGATGCAGGCGAGCCTAAACAATGGTTCGGTGGGGTGAAAATAGGAGTTGATCGCGCTCAAATTCTCGATTGAATGGTGGATCGCGTGCTGTCTCCAGAACCATTTGTGTTGCGCGCGGTGCATCCAATAGTTGAAGAAATCATAGACCAACAGGAACGCCAGCGGCCCGAGGATATAGGCGCTCCACCACAACGACGTTCCTTTGACCGCGCCAGCAATCCCGACCCCATAAAGCGGCTTGTGACCGGCCAGCCATGAGGTCGTGAGCGCCGTGACGAGGACGGCGGCGACCGTGTAAATCAGCCAGAAGCCCGCCGACCGGGCCTGGCTGCGAAGGCTGACCGTGTTGCGCGGCCACAGTCGTTCAAGGCCGACGAGCGCGATCCATATCCAGGCGAGGTTCGCCAGCGCGAAAGCCAACAAGATTCCGAACTGTCGCAACGCGCCCTCCCGACCCGAGCGGGGCGACACTAACGCAAATTAAACAAGGAAGCCAAGTCCGGCTCGCGGCGATGTCCCGCCGCGGGCCTCACACGACCAGGATTAGCACCGCGATGATGAACGCGGTGACGTAGGCCCAAGCGACAATCGTCAGAGCGTTCTGTTCGGCCCACTCAAGAAATGCCCGCAAAATGTCCGACCCCTCCCTTGGGGCGCGCGACACTTAACACACAGTATCGATCAAATAACCGGCCAAGGAGTGCGCAGCGTAATGAGCGGATGGCCTGACCCGAGCGTCGGCGAGATCGGCGGCGCGTTCGCCGGCCTGGTCGCCCTGTTGGCTTGTATCGGCAAGGGGTTCGCCTGGCTGCTGGGCTGGCAATACAAACGCGAGGAGAGCCGCGGCGCCAAGCTCGACGCGTGGCAGCGCGAACTCAACGCCCGGGAAGACCGGTTCGACGATCAGCAGCGTCAGCATTGGGCCGAGATCGCCCGCGAGCTCGAACAGTCCAAGGCCGAGCGAACCGCAGAAGCAAGAGAATGGCAGACCCAGCGCGCTGCCGATGCTGAGCAATGGCGCCGCGAGCGAACGGCGCTGCTCGGCGGTTATCAGCTGATCGCGAGCGAGCTCCGGGCGATCAAGCCGGAGAGCGATGCATTGAAGCGCGCCGACGAGCTGCTGCACTCGGCCTACCTGCTCGATCCGCTGGCGCCGCTCGACATGATGGAACTGCTGAAACGCGCTCGACGATCGGGCGAACCACCACTCGACTGAAGGGAAATGACGATGACTTATGCCCTTGGCGCGCGATCGCGCGCCGAGCTCCTCGGCGTGCACCCGAAGTTGGTGCAATGCGTCGAGAGCGCGATCGCCATCACCACCCAGGATTTCGTCGTTAACGACGGCCTCCGAACCTCGGCCGAGCAGCAGGAATATCTTCGCCGCGGGACGACCCGCGTCACACATAGCCAGCACATGAAGCAGGCGGACGGGCTCGGCCATGCGGTCGACCTGGTGCCATACATCAACGGCAAGGTGCGCTGGGAATGGCCTGCGATCTATCACATCGCCGCGGCGATGCTGATCGCCGCGCGCCATCACGGCATCAGGCTGCGCTGGGGAGGCAGCTGGGACCGTGAACTCGGCGAGCTGGCGCCGGACGCCGCGACGCTCGAGGACGCGCCTGCGGCGCTCCAGGCGGCCGTGGCCGCCTATTGCGCGCGTCACCCAGGCCCGGACTTCATCGACGGGCCGCATTTCGAGATCAAGGCATGACCCTCCTGCCTCGCTTCAAGTTGCCATGGGCGATCTCGTTCGCGTCGTTCATCAACGCCCTGTCAATTCCGCTGATCGGCGGGATTCTCGTCTGGCTGCTCAACCGCATCCTGTCGCCGGCGGCATGGTGCCCAGTGCTCGAGGAATTCAAGCTGACCACTGCCACGGCGCTGGTCGCATGGCGGTGCCAACCTATCCTGCTCGCCCAGCTCGACATCGGCAAATATGTGGCGATCGGCCTGGTCGGAGCGCTGTCGCTGTCGCACCTAGTCTCGGTGGTCCGCGAGGCCAAGGCGGGCCTTGAGCTGTCGACCAAGCTTGGCAGCCTGAAAGTTGGCGGCGACGATGGGCCGCTGCCTGTGACGGTTACCAATCCGCCAGACGATCCGGTGCCAGTGGAAACCAAGCCGTGACGCGGGTCGCGGTTGCGGCGGTGCTCCTGGGCTGCGCCGTCGCGCACATCGCCCACCACGCGGGCGACCCTCGGCGCCCATTGCTGATCTCAACTGAAAGGAATGGATGATGGGATCGATCATCGCTGGTCTGATGGCTCGCGGATTGTCGGAGCGAGCCGCGCGCGCGATCGCGACTGCAGCCTTGTTCGCCGTCGTTCTGCTGGTGGCCGCCGCAGCGATCGCGATCACGCGATGCTCGAGCGGCGGCCAACAGCGCGCTCAGGGGCGTGTGGACACCGCTCAGCACGGCGCTGGCGTCAACAGCGCCGCCGACGCCGTTAACACCGTATCGGCGTCTGACGCCCGCGAGCGGGCCTCTGACGACCAGTCCCGACGCAACGAAGAGGAGATCCGCAATGCGGACGGTTCGAATGACGCGGTCAATCCCGCTGCTCGCGATGCTGGCCTGCGCAGCCTGTGCCGGCGGGCCGCCTATCGTGACAACCCAAAGTGCAAGCTGCTCAACGCTCCTGCCCGCTGAATGGCGTCAGGGGGTCGCCGCGGCCGAGCTGCCGGACGGCAACACGATCGGCGACTGGATCGTCTTCGGCGACCAGCAAACGGCCAAGCTCGACCAGGCCAACGGTCGGACCAAGGACGCGATCGGCATTGTCGAGCGATGCGATGCGCGGGACGCCGAAGCGGTGAAGCGCGCCACGCGGCGCAAATTCCTGGGGATATTCTGATGGACGATAAATCGAAGCGCGGTCCTGCCGATCGCAAGCGGGTCAGCCTGACTGAGGACTATGAGGTCCGCTACTGGTGCAGCCGCTTCGGTTGCAACGAGGAGGATCTGCGCGAAGCCGTGGCCAAGGTCGGCCACATGGCCAGCGATATCGAGGGCTATTTCGGCTAGAGCTTCGGCGGTCGCGTTCCGGCACTGTGCGCGCCTTTGAGCGCGTCTGCCGCCGGTCGACCACATTGACAGCCCGGACCGAACCAGCCCTTGCCATTCACCGGTCGCCGGCAGGCCAGGCAGTAAACGATCGTTGACGGATCAGGTGGCGGCATGCGCCGCTGCTAGGTTCAGACGCGAACGGTCGTCAATGCACTGCAAAGACGGCTGCGCGCCCCCGCAACCAACTGGAACGTTACGAAAGCCTCCGATCTCTGATCGGGGGCTTTTGTTGCATCTGCGATCGTGAGGATCTCGGCGAGACGGCCGTAGATGTCGATCGCGATGTCCGAGCCGTCGCGCTTCGGTTCACCGGTCGCCGGCGCCACCAGGACGATCTTCTCGATCATGCCGCGCAGCATCGCGCGCGCTTCCGCCCGCTCCACGCCTTCCCCTGTCAGGCTGTTGGCCAGGTCCCGCACCCGCTCGCGGTACGTTTCCGCGAGCTTGGGCTGCATCGGGATCACGTTCGACGGGTCGATCGCCGTGGCGTCGGCCTTGATCCGATCCCTCCGCGCCACCGCTTCGTTGAGCGCCTCCTTCACCGCATCCACAGCCGCGCCGTTCGCGATCGCGTCGACCAGTCGCTTGATCTTCGTCTCGAGCTCGCGCAGCTCGGCCTTCTGTTGACCCAGGTTGCGCTGGTGCTCGCGCAGCACCTGGTGTGCCCGTTCGTAATAGGTCTCGAAGTAAGCGTCGAAGAGGTCCGGCTCGAGCATTCGCTCGGTAAGACCGGCCATGACCCGTGCCTCGAGGCGGTCGTTGCGCAGTAGACGACCGTTGCCGCAGAGGCCCGCCTCGCGGTGATGCGAGCAGCCCCAGTAATTTGCCTGAATGATCGTAACCGGTCCGGCACACTCACCGCAGCGCAGCAGGCCGCTTAGCAGCCGCTTAGGGCGCCGTGCGGCGCGCATGCGTGGTCCGCGATGCGATGAGCGGCTAACACCCTCCCACGTGGCTTCGTCGACAATCCGAAGCGCCGGGACTTCTTGGATCAGCCACTCTTCGGGCGGGTTGACGCGTGAGACTCGCTTGCGAGTTTCTGGGTCGCGGATGAATCTCTGCCGGTTGAAGACGATACGCCCTGCGTAGAGCTCATTGTTGATTATGCCGTTGCGCCGCTGGCGGTGACCGATGATCGTGTTGGCCCGCCAGACATCGCCGCGCGGCGGCTTCACGCCATCGGCGTTGAGCTGTTTGGCGATATCGCGCGGACCGATGCCTGCGGCATATTCGCGGAAGATCCTGCGCACGATCGCTGCTTCGGTTTCGCAAATCCGGCGCAGGCCGCGTTCCGGCTCGCCGCGCGCGTCGAGCGCCACGACCTTCTCATACCCGTAGGACAGCCCACCGGGGATCCTACCGGCGGCGACGCGGCCGATCTGACCTCGCCGTGTCTTTTCGCCCAGGTCCTTGAGGAAGAGGGCGGCCATCGTGCCCTTAAGGCCGATGTGGATTTCGCCGACCGCGCCATCGGCCAGGGTAACGATATCCACCCCAGCAAAGCGCAGCCGCTTGTGGATCGCCGCGATATCTTCCTGGTCGCGGCTGAGCCGATCGAGCGATTCACACAGCACGACGTCGAAGTCTGCCGCGCGCGCCATCATGGCCATCAGCTCGGGCCGGTCGCGGGTCGCGCCACTGATTGCACGGTCAAGGAACTCGCCGACGATCGTCCAGCCTTCGCGGTCAGCCAGTTGTCGACAGAGCCGCGCCTGGTCCTCGGCCGAGAACTCAGATTGCCGATCGCTGGAATAGCGGGCGTAGATTGCGGCGCGTGTCACGCCGTTGCTTTTCGGCCCGATGCATCCTGTTTGGCAAGCCACTGGGCCATGTCGGTCTCGGCCTGGGCGCGGGCGATGGCGCGGACCAGCGCGAGGAGCTCGGGCACCGGCTCTCGGCTGATCCGCGCGGGGGTGTTCATTTGTTGGCTGTCATCAGTAGCGTATCGGCATGGCACCATTTGCTGGTGAGCGGGCACCAGCACTGCAGGTCACACCCGGCGATCGCGGGCAGCCGGTTGACCAACCGCGAGCGCCAGCGATCCAGTGCGTCAATTTCGTGTGGTGTGAAGCCAAGCCGTTCTAGCGTCAGTGCGCCGAGCTGGAAGGCGAGCCAGCGGCGATGCAGCTTAATGCTCCGGACATGGCCGAACCGCTCACTGCGGAATGGGTTGGCGAAAATGGAGGGTCGTCCGACGTATACCGCGCCCTCTGGCGCCCGGCGATCGAGCCCGCGCCGCCGTGGGCGTTGAAGGCGCTGAGGCCTTGATCGCTGCGCAGCTGCGATCATCCTACGACCGCCGCGATCTCGACATCGATCAGTTTGAACAAAAGTTCGGCGGACGAACGATAAGCCGCCGCCCAAGCCGCCGCCCAAGCCGCCG